ATACTTCACCAACGGTTATCAAAGCCATATATGATGCCGTAAGCAATATGGGGTTCAAAACGGGTAATATACTCGAAATAATCATACTCATTTTGATACAAAGAATCGAAAAATTAAAAAGTATGCCTTTGCGGTGTAATTTTCCGCTTGCGGTGTAAAATGTGTGTAACCGGGTTAGCCCGGCTTTTTTCATGTAACTGAGTGGTAGCGTTATCTTTTCGGATATAAACTATTGATGAGTTCTTCGTATATCTCATGCAACTCATATCGGGAAACTTTAATTTTATATAGAAGGTTCTGCTGTTTATCAATTATATCGTCAATACATTTATACGCTTCACATACCTCATCTGACGAGAATTTCGCATCAGGATCATGTTCGTAATCGATTCTCCCTGTGTAGCACTCCATAGCTGCAGCAAAGTTTTCTTCTCCATATTTCTCTATTACAGGAGACCATATCGTTGCGAGTTCATTTTCATAATCATCCAAGTGCCCAAGACATTCAATGAAAGAAAGAAAATTATGTGAGGAAAGTATCCGATTAAGAATACGCGCATATTTATCAGACTCACATCTAAAAACTAATGCACCGCGTTCTTTCCCAGTAATACACCGAATGTTATTAATTGTTTCAGCCTCTAATCCAGTGGCCTCATGTATAGCTGTAGTCAATTGGGTTCCATCCTCATATTGTGGTTCACCCAAAAGATAACCGATCTCACAATCAAAAAGACTACACAATTCTGTTAATATATAGAGCGGTGGAAATAATTCACCACTCTCGTATTTGGATACCTGTTTACTGCTAATGTTTAGCTTATTACTCAACTTGTCTTGGGTCCATTTTCTTTTATTACGTTCAGTTCGTATAATCTTACCCGTAAGTTTCTTATCGTATTCCATTTCATGCCACTCCTTACCTTAAAAGAGAATATACTTTTAGAAATCCTCTTTACGATTCTGATTTTCTATAGTATAATATATACACAAGAAAAAGTCAAGGGAGGAATACATGATATGAAAACAGATAAGGACGAGATCGGTTTCTGGATATGGGTGAAGGCTCATAAAAAGCAACTTGCCATTGCTGGTATCAGCCTTGTAGCTCTGGCAGCGTTGGTTCTGGGACTGAAGAACAAGGATGCCATCATGGAATTATGGGCAACTCTAAAAAAGAGTATCCGTGAAGTACCCACCGACAGTTTAGTGGCAGTCGAATTGGGCGAACAGTCTGTTGAATTCACAGAGGTTATTACGGAAACTGTCACAGAAGCAGTGACCGTTACCCGTTCATATACCCCGCCGCAGTCCCCGGTAGATATTTGTATGCATATACGCAATTTGCCTGAAGGGAGATGCCATTCCACAGCCAAAGCTGCAGAAGCCGCCGCATTGAATATTCAATTACAGCCGAATCAGACGTTGGTAGATGCTCACACAAAATATGCCGCATAAACAATAATATATATTGGAGGTACATTATGCCGAAGAAACTCAAATTCAGAGATGATCCCGCCGCTATCGAACGTCTCTCAAAAGCACAGGATGCCATTGATAAGTATGCCAAAGAACATCCAGGCAATCTTAATGAAAAAGAACATAAAGAATTTGGGAAGCTTCTCAATGAGAGGGCATCTGCTCTTTCGGAAGCAACCGGAATGAAAATCCATTCGCTTTTCGACGATAAAGAGTAACGCAAAAACACCTCACCGCCGTCATGGTAGTGAGGTGTTCTGCTGTCTGTGCTTATGCCTGTATTTCTGTTCCGTTTCGGAAGGTAACCCGTATATCATCTCTGGTGTAAACCGTCACATAATCGACCAGTCCGCACCAGAGATTCTTATCAAAAGTTTCCACCATCTGCTCCTGTTCGGAGAGGGTATGCAAAAACTGTTCAATGGTAGCCTTGCGGTTATCCTTGTCGGCAATGGTGGCGGTGATTTCATCGTACCGAGCCTTTGCCATGTCGAACCGGGCGGTCAGTTCATCGTATCTCCGTTTATATTCATCCTGGTCGAGTGCCACCCGTGCGTTTTCGTATATACATTTCTGCATCTGGTCGGAAACAACAGCCATTTCGCTCTCCAATTCGGATGCAGTCGATTCAAGCTGTGTGGTATCAAGGGCTGTTCGTATTGCTTCCGAAAAGACTGAAATGATGGTTTCTCGCTGTGAAATCAGCTTGTTCACCGCAGATATGAAAATATGCTCGATTTCATCATCGGTAAGGTGAGGTGAATTACACTTTTCGGTACCTTCGAATTTGTGATTGCACTGCCATACAACCTTGCGGTATTTTGGATCATTGGAGTGCCACACTTTCGATCCATACCATTCACCGCAGTGTCCGCATTTTATCTTTCCTGAGAAGAGTCGGACCCCGCTTTTCTTTCCTGCGTCTTTTGAGCGATAGATCATTTCACGCTGCACCATATCATACACATCCGGCTGAATGATCGCCTCGTGGTTTCCTGTGACATAATACTGCGGTATCTCACCCTCGTTGATTTTCTTCTTTTTGGTAAGAAAATCCGTGGTATATGACTTCTGAAGTAAGGCATCCCCTTTGTATTTTTCGTTTGTCAGGATGCTATGTACTGACCTTGCACTCCACTTTTCCTTTCCACCAGGGGTACGAATTCCTTCCGCTGAAAGTGCTTTTGCGATACCGTAAGGGGACATTCCCTGCAGAAACATACTGTAAATGCGACGTACAGTTACGGCTTCGGTTTGGTTCACTACAAGATTTCCATCAGTCCCACGATCATAACCGAGGAACCGCTGAAACGGAACAGTGACCTTGCCGTCTGCAAATCGTTTCCGTTGTCCCCATGTGCAGTTCTCCGAAATGGATCGGCTCTCTTCCTGTGCAAGGGAGGACATGATGGTGATGAGCAGTTCGCCTTTGGAATCCAGTGTCCAGATGTTCTCCTTCTCGAAGTATATCTCCACACCTTTTTCCTTCAGCTGCCGAACCGTGGTAAGGCTGTCCACGGTGTTTCTGGCAAACCGGCTGACGCTCTTGGTTACAATAAGGTCGATCTTACCGTCAAGAGCATCCGCTACCATCCGTTTGAATCCCTCTCGGTGCTTGGTATTGGTGCCTGTTATCCCTTCATCCGTATATACGGCAACAAACTCCCAATCGTCTCGCCCTTTGATGTAATTAGTGTAGTAATCCACCTGTGCGGTATAACTGGTAAGCTGTTCCTCGCTGTCGGTTGACACACGGGCATACGCTGCGGCTCTGCGCTTGGTCGGCTCATTGATCGGAACCGCTGTGAATCGGCTCAGTGTTGCAGGTATCGTTGTTACCGTCCGTGCCATCGTTCTCCTCCTTCCATTTCATGTATTCATTGAACCCCATGCCTGTCTTTTTTCGGCCGCCGGCGAGGTTGTATTCGCTCCATATCGTTTTTCGTTCCGGTGTCCACATATCACGTTTTGCCGTGGAAATCCAGTGCCGTTCGACCACATTTCCGTCCTTTAGATAGAAGATCATGGTCTTTTTCTCTGGAACTTCAATATGATCGACTTGTTCCAGAAAAGCATTTTCATCAAAGGACTCCATTCCGAGAACTACAGCACATTCCGATTCCAGAATTCTTTGAGGGATGCAACCGCCAACAGTACAACGTCTTCGTATGCGGCTGTCCTTATTTGTACCACAGTTCCAGAATTCCTGCTGACCTCTGTCATTCCGCTTGTTGTGCATATAACTGACTCCGCAGACTGGACATTTGATCTTTCCAGTAAAGCAAGTGGTGTTCAGGGATTTGTTCGCCAACGCCCCCAATGCTCTCCGCCGAGTCATCTCATTCTGCACATACTGGAAGGTGTCCATGTCGATGATCGGCTCATGGGTATCTGCCACGAAATACTGTGGAAGCTCCCCTTTGTTCTTTTTTCGGTGCTTGGTGATGGGATCGGAAATGTATTCTTTGTTAAACAGCATATTACCTGTATAAGTTATGTTTGTGAGGATGACCTTCAGATTGGAATCCACAAAGCGGCATCCCTTTCGGGTGGTGATGCCCTCCGCTGCCAGTTCCCGTTCCGTTTCCAGACGTGATTTGCCGTCAAGGAAGTTCTGGTATATCCGTTTCACAACTGCGGCTTCTTCCGGTACGATCACAAGCTGATCTCCTTCCCAACGGTATCCATAAACAGTGAACCGTCCGTTGGGGATACCTTGCTCGAACCGCTTTCTGGTTGCCCATTTTACATTGTCTGACAGACTGCGAACTTCCTCCTGGGCGAAGGATGCAAGCAGTGTCAGCATCAATTCACCGTCCTCGGTTAAGGAATCAATATGCTCCTTCTCGAACTGAACCGAAATTCCGAGGTCTTTTAGATGCCGAACCGTGTTCAAAAGGTCAACGGTATTACGGGCAAAGCGTGAAATGGACTTGGTCAGGATGATGTCGATCTTTCCGGCTTCGCAATCGGCGATCATACGGTTGAATTCCTCACGTGCATTCAGCTTAGTTCCCGTTATTCCATCATCGGCGTATACACCCGCATACTTCCATCCGGGATGCTTTTGTATGAGTTCGCTGTAATAGCTGATCTGTACTGAAAGCGAATGTTGTAAACGCTCGGATTCCATAGAAACTCTGGCGTATGCTGCGACTCGTTTTTCGGTCGGTATCTGCGGCTTTTTTTGTTCTATTTTTTCGATTTTTCGCATGAAACCACTCCTTTCAGTACTATATATTACTCTAAATGTCGATTATATCAAGGGATTCTCGGATAATAACTTACCCAAAGATGGTTTGAACCGTTCGGTCAGTATTGTATCAATTACGGTATATTCATCGGCAGTCAGGAGCCCTTTTTCAAGCAGATTCCTGGCAATAGACAGGGCTGTCAGATACTGCATTTCAGCAGTGAAAACGGTTTCACTCACGGTCACCACCTCCAAAACGGTCAGCTACATAACATTCATGGCAGCAGTATTTTCTGTTTGCATTTCCGTAAGCTGTGAATTCCTTTCCGCAGAATGCACATATGAAACTATAGACTGCTTTCCGTTTCACCTTTTCGGGATGGCTGTTCCACCACTTCACCCGGCAGTCCGATGAGCAGAATTTCCGGCGTTTCTGGCCCGGTTTCTGCTGTATTGGTGTTCCGCAGCACAGGCAGGCATCAGAAGAAAGTGTTATGCGCGTATTCGATGCCTTTGTTCCAGCCAGACCGTTCTTGCGGCAGAATGCAGCTATGGTGTCCTTCTTTATCCCGGTCGCATTCGCGATGGTGGCATATCCATATCCCCGGTTACGCAGTTCGGTGATCTGATTTTTTTGTGTGTTAGTCAATGTATGTTCCTCCAATCAAAAGACCCTTTCAATGCCAACCGGTCATGAAAGTGCGAAATGGCCGAAAAAACAGCAAAAAAATATGCCCACCGGCGAAAATTTACCGATGGGCATAAACTGACAGTCAACAACTTGACTGTTGGATTATTTACTTTTCCATAAAATCGTGGTATCGTTTCAGCATGACACAGAACTGCTCACGTGTCAGAGGACTGTGAAGCATGAGGTCACCTTTCTCATCTCCTTTGAGCAGGCCGTTTTTGATCGCCCAATTGACCGAATCCTTCGACCAGTCAGCGGCGGTGTTATCGAGTTTCACGATTTTCTCAGGTTCCAGTTCCGCTTTCACATCCGCACGGAAGGTGTCCATGCTCTTGCCGAATTTCGGGAACCAGTGCATGACATCCGCGTGATTGGATGCGATCCCTCTCGCATGACCTTCACTGTGGCAAATGATGTCTTTCTCAGTCAAGCCGAACTGCTTACAGAGATACGCACACAGTTCTACTGCTTCACGGTACACCTTATCGAAATACGCCCGATCCGTCAGATCGTCTTCGCATATCTCAAAACCGATGTACCCCATGAAGTTAGCATTGCCTATGCTGCCGGTTCCGCTGTGCCATCCGACCATGTCCCACGGGAGAGTCTGGTATGTAGCAATCGAACCGTCTTCCCGCTTACCGATGAAGGCGTGGACACAGACCTGCCTGTCCCCCGGACGGAACTGATTCCAGTGGGTGCCATATTTGTTTTCACCAAGCAGACCGTCATCAGGGGCAACATATCGTTTGAGCCACGGATTGTTGCATCCGGTGGAGTGAACCATGATACCTTTGACCGTGTGCCTCTGCCCGACAATGTAGCATTCGTTATCGGTCAGATATTGCTTACGCAGATTCATCGTCATCGCCGCCTTTCTCCGCACGATTATGAAGCTGTGCCAATACATCCTTCAGTTTCGTCGGGATCGGCATACCAAGGTGGGATGCGTTTTCCATGAGGGACACACCTTCATTGGAAATGTAGAAAAAGATGATTGCAGTCCGCAGTACCGAACCTGTGCCGATGACGTTTACATCAAGGATGTGTGCGATGCCAACGAAAGCGAAAATCAGCACCTTCTTGCAGATGCCCTTGAATCCTACCGAGCTGGACAGGTTCTTATCGTAAATGGCACACATGATGCCGGTGATGTAGTCAATCACAGCAAATGCGATCAGTGCATACAGCAGACCATCACACCCACCAAGGAACCAGCCGAGCCAACCGCCCACAGCCGCGAACGCCATCTGAATCATATTCCAGAATTCTTTCATACCGTTATACCTCCTCCGTAAAATTGATGAATGCTTCGAGCATTCCCATATCGTTGACAGAGATTTTCAGATTTTCCGTGATGGGAATATCAATCGGGTCAATGACCGGCTCGACCTCCATATTCAGAAGGTCTTCCAGTTCGGTGATTGCTTTCTGTTCGTTGTCCCCTTCAAAGGTGTAATTGCCATTTTCGTCAGCCATACCATACTTGTCCAGAATCTTGATCCTCTGTTCAGAGAAGAAATCTGCTTCACGCTGGAGTTCTGCGATGTTCTTACGCAGACGGTATGCCAGACGAAGACTCAGGTCTTCACCGGACAGCTTCGAGAGTGCGGGGATGGCAAGGACGATGGTTTTAAGTGTTACTTTCATGATGTACCTCCGTAATCAGCCGATCAGGCCGTATTTGTTTTTGAGAATGCCAACAAGGTTATTGAGGATATACAGGTAATTCGATGATGTGGCACTGGTGAAACTCATGTTGTTGGATGTGGTCGAGAGGGTTTGTCTGGCAATCGGTGTACCGGCAAAGAACGCCAGCTTTGATGATGCAGTAGAGCCGATCTTAACGGTATTGGAACCGATGTAGGCGTAGTGCCAGTAGTAGGACGAAGTACCAAGATAGAACGGATAATAGGTTGAAGTGGTATTCGGACGCAGTTCTCGGGAGGTATTGCAGATGATGTAGTAGGATGTGCTGCCGCCCATTGTCACCTGACTGCCTGCAAACGAACCGCCGGACGATGCCTCGAATTTTGTTCCATTGATATACAGATTCGTTACATAGGCGTTTGCCCAAGGATAGGTGGATGAACCAAGAGAGTACCCGGTCGATGCATACGGAACGAACTGCTTGGAGGAGTTCAACTCCGCATACACTGAACTGGAATACGCAATTTTGCTTACGGAAATACTCGCCGGGTTGAATTGCGTACCGTTGATGTACAGATTTGTCACATACGCATACTGCCACGGATAGGTGGATGAACCAAGGTAATAACCGGTTCCTGCAGATGGGATAAACTGCTTGGAACTGTTCATCGAAGCATATACCGTACTGGAATATGCGATTTTACTTGTATCAACCGTAGTGGGAGAAAACTTCGTGCCATTCAGATACAGTTCCGTGATGTATGCCTTTTTCCACGGATACGAGGAAGAGCCAAGAGAGAAATCGTATGTTGTGGAGGATGGAACAAAAGCGTAGGAGGAATTCATCTCAGCGTAGTAGACTGACGAATCGCCGACATACAAACGGGAAACGCTTTCAGACCCAAGTGCTTTTCCGTTAATACATAATGAAGAACCGTCTGCGGTAAGGTAACAATCGCTGCCCAAAAACAGCTTTTTGATATAACCGGAACCAAATGGATAAGAGGATGAACCGCAGGCTCCGGAACCTCTCAGACAGGAAATGTTTGTGATATACAGCGTACCGAAAGCGTACAGCACATTACCCAAATCCCAGAAATTATCCGCATTCGGACGCAAACACTGATCGGGGATGTCCATCACAAGCATCGTTGTACTGCCTGCACTGAACTGCTTGAACTGGATGGTATCAGCGAAGATATTCACATAATTGTAGTTCCATGTGCCGTCCCCACCGATATAGAGTGTTTCGGTTCCGGATGAAGTAATGGCTACATTGATAGATGATCCTGCATACATACGGGAGACTTTCAATGTAGAAGCGTCGATTCGGTCAGCGGAGATTGTGCCTGTGGTGATATTGGAACCGTTGATCGTGGTACTGCCCGCAGTCTGCAGGGATGTAATTGTAACATAACCGGACAGGTCGATTCTGTCTGCAACAAGGCTGACAGCACGGTCGGTCATCGTGAAGTTGGATGCAGATGTGCCGCTTGCGATGAGCCAGTTGACCTTATCTGCAGTCTGTGATACTGTCGAAATCAAACCTTCTGCGTTTTCCACACGGGTTGTAATGGAAGTCAGATTCTGCGACAAGGTAGAGATTGAACCTTCAGCATTTTCGATACGGGTGTTGAATCCATTTACAGTAAGGGACATATCAGCAAGGTTGCCTTCCACAGATTCGATTCTGGTGCTGAACCCATTGACCGTGAGTGACAAATCCGCCACAGCACCCTCGGCATTGGTGATGCGTGTCTCGAATCCTCCGAGTGTCAGCGAGAGTTCCGACACCGCACCTTCCGCATTGGATATACGCAGATCGAATCCGGATACCGTCTGCCGCAGCTCGGACATATCTCCTTCCACAGTTTCGATAGTCGAGCGCAGTTCACCATCCGCCGCACGGAACTCCTGCTTGATCCGGTCAAGCTGTGTTGCCGTGGATGCCATCAAGTTCGGAACATAATCGCCGACCTCGATCTGTACAGTGTATCGGTAAAAGGGATTGTAGGTGATACTGACGATGCGGGTATCGATGTTGATCCCCATCGGCGTGTAGGTGATGTTCACTTCGTCACCCGCCTGCAGGTCAGCCATCTTGAACAGCGAAATGGAGTAGGAGGCAATGTTCTCTCGGGAGTCGATGT